TAATATAACTTACACAATATGGATATTAAAAAACATTTTATAGAGTGAAATACTTTATTTGTTCATTGAGAAATAGATAATGAGTTAACAAACCAATTTTGATTAATAAAAAAACTAATTAATGAGCAGAAGTCTAAGAAAGATTGAAAAATTATTATAGATATAAATTCAAATTGATGAAATTCAATGATAGGTAGAGGATTGATTTGATTAATAGAATATGCAAAAAGTAATAATGTAGAGGTAGAAACTATTGCAAACAATGCGTATAGTATGGGTTCATTGATAGCTATAAGTTGAACAAAGAGAAAAATGCACTCACGATGATCTCACTTAGTTCATCGATGAAGTCAAAGCGGTATAACTTCTTATAATGAAAAAGAATTAGACCGTAGTACTGACTATATGAAAAAATTTAAACAACAATCAAAAATATTTTATAAGCATTACACCAAATTAGATAGTAAACAACTAAATGAACTTTTTGAGAATGATTACTGATTTTTATTCGCCAACGAATGTCTAAAATATTGATTAGTAGATGAGATAATAAATGATATTCCTTGAATGAAAACACAATCAATAAACATATTGAAATAATATTTTATATAATAACTTACATAATAATGACAATGAAAACTATCTCTAAGGAGATGAAAAAGATTGACGATGAAAACTACGAAATAGTAGAGTCAAGAGAAAGCACAACAATGGTAAATGGAAAAATGCTTATTAAACAGATTGCTAACTTCAAGAAAGATTTGAAGAATAAAATCAACCAGTTTATGAAAGACGAAACATTGATCGTAAATTCTATCAAGACCTACAACGGATTTTGAAAAGAGATTGAAGAAGCAAACGATTTATGATTTACTTTTGAGATACCTACAGAGGTTACATTGGAATCATTAAAAGATGAAATTAATGAAGAGATTGGTGCAGCAAAAGAATCTTTATCTAAAGACTAACAAATGAATATAAAAGATATTCAAACACAATATAAGAAAGCTGGTAAAAACAGAGAGGCTGGGTTTATCGAAAAGTTTTATATTGAAAAAAAAGGAACTCCTCAGATAATAGATGAATTATATTTAAACAGTAAACGAACTTTCTATAAACTGAAATCCAAAGTTAGAAATAAGATAAAAGAAAGCTATCTTGGAAAATAGGCAACAACAAGCACCTGTGTATTGATTTATATAATAATTTGAATAAGATAAAGGCGAATATGTCTTTATCTTTTTTTGTTAAATGAAAAAAACCAATAAGAAAACAACTGATAAAAAAAGTATAGCAGGTGTAAACTACTATAATATTTGAGAGGGTTTAAAATCTCTTTGAGAGTGTGGGGAGTTTACAGTGACTAAAGATACTTATTACAATATACAAGAACGAAACGGTGAAGCACAAGCATATAAAAACAAGATAGTAAACTGGGTAGGAAAAGAATGAATGTATCTAGAAAAGAACGGTGAAACATTCACCAACGAAAAAGAATTACAAAACATAAATAGAATATTTAAAGATGGATCACGAAAAACGTTTAAAGATAAATATTTCACAAACAACTTTTGTTCTGGAGATATATATATGTTTCCAAAAACAAATGCATTAAATGAAATAAAATGTCAGATAATGGATAGTAGAACATTAATAAAGAATGCAGATGATTTTTGAGTAATACAATCATATACACAAAGGGTAGGTGCAAAGGTAAAAGAAATACCACACGACGGACTATATAGCTCTATAGCAAGTTACAACCCTAACAATCCTTTGTATTGAAAGTCTATCTTTAAGTCTATAGTATACGATGCTTTGAGCGATAAAGAAAGTAGTCAAAGACAATACTATTATTTCAAGAATGGAATGACTAGTCAATTAATTATGTTAGATCCTGAAATAACAGATAAAGAAACACTTGAAACAATAAGATGAGATCTAAAAGACAAGTATTCTTGAAGTGAAAACGCACATAAAAGCATCATATCATCAGCAATAAAGGACGCAAAGACATTAGAATTGTCTAATAAAGATCTTGAATTGATAGGATTAAGAAAGTTTATCATCCAAAAAATGGGTATAATCTTCCAAATAGACCCTAGAATTATATGATTTATGAGTGATAGTGGAGCTGATAGGAGTATTTGAAGTATAAGGGCTGAAGCATCCGAGACAATAGAGAATCTTTCCCAGGTGTTTGAAGATGATATAAACAACTTTTATAGAGAATTTATCAATCCAAAAGCTGACTTTATCATTAGACTAAACAATGAAAGCTTTGAAGATAGAGCTGTAATAGAAGCAAAACAAAGAGAAGATGTCCAACTATGAATAATAACAATAAACGAGGTAAGAAATGAAAGGAAGTTAGATGAATTTAAAGAAGATGAAGCAAACAAACCTATGGTATCAAGTTCAATGAGTTTTCTTGAATCATTATGAGATCAATTTACAATATAGTTTTTACTTATAAATACCTTTCTATGAAAAAAGAAAAAAAGACTGTTGAAATGCAGCCAGAAATAAAAAGCTTTTTTAAAGCACAAATTAAAGCGGAATGATGAACTCCGTCTATTGTTGAAGTAGATTATATATGAGCGGATTGAGAGACTCACAAATGACTACAGTTCGAGGGGTATGCAAGCACAAACGACTTAGACAGAACAAATGATGTTGTTATGCCTGAAGCATTTGAAAGCTCCATACAAGAATATATGAAAGGAAACCCCATCATATTACTACAACATAATCATGACGACCCTGTATGAAGTATTATCGAAGCGACTATTGATGCTAAATGATTATTTATAAAAGGTATTATAAAGATTGATAGAGATAACTTATTCCAGTCAATAAGAACCTGAGTAATAAAGACAATGTCTTTCTGATATAGGATAAATGACTATGAGCAAGAAAGCAAAATAGATGCTGAATGAAACACAATCTATTATAATGTTATTAAAAGTTTAGAAATATTTGAAATATCTGTTGTATCTGTTCCTATGAATGCACAAGCACAATTTAAAAGTGCAAAAGAGTTATTAGGGTTAGAAGATGATGAGTATAAGAAACATTTTGAAATAAACAAAAAAGATGAATACCCACTTTTACAATCTATAAACGATATAATGGCAAAAAATGTAACAGAAGAAGTTAAAGAAAAAACATTGTCTGTTGAAGACAATATAGAAAAACAACTTAGAGATTTAGTAGAAGTAAAACTTTGAATAAAAGAAGATTGACCGAATAACTGAAGTGTATATGTAGTATGAATATTTGAGTGAGGTGAATTTGTATTCAATCATTATAAATATGCTGAACAAGATAACTATGATTTATATATGAGATGAGCATATGAAGAAAAAGAATGAAGTATATCTTTAATTTGAGAATTTACAGAAGTAGAAGCGAAGACCGAGCGAGTTGATAAAATGAAGGCTTTTAGAGAAGAAAACATAAAGAGTTTAGAAGAAAAAGAAATCGAAGCGGACGAAATCAACGAAGAAGTAGTTGACGATGAAAAGAATGCTAAAGAACCTAAAGAAGCTATTGAAAATCCTAAAAATACTGAAACAGTTGACTGAGATGTTGACACTGAAGCAGACGCTAAAGAAACCACTGAAAATGTGGAGACTGAAGAAGAAGCTGAAGTTGTTGTGGAAGACATAGAAAAAGCTGTAGACTCTAAGGAGTTTGTAGAACAAAAGTCTTTTGATGAAAAAAGCAAAAGCATAGACGAATTGTTATCAACTAAAGCAAATGCTGAAGATGTTAATAAATTGTTAGAAGAAGTAAAATCTCTTACTAAATCCAATGAAGATCTAGTAAAAGAAAATGAAACATCTGTAAAAGCTTATTCTGAGTTGTTAGAAATGATAATGAAGAATCAAAAAGCATTACAAAGAATTACACTTGATGGTGCAATGTCTTATAAACAAGAACCAGAAGTGAAAGCGAACCCTTTATTGAATACAAAGCTTGCTAAAAAACTTGCTGCAATAAAGAACTAGCCACCTTTTTATTATTATTTATTTAATTATGAACGATTTATTGAAAAACATCGATGAAATGAAATCAAATTTCATCAAAGGTTACGAACAAATGGACGCTGAAGCAATGAAAACTGCAAAAGACCTTGTTATGGAAAAAGCAAACGAAGTAGAGCATACAACTAATACTTGATACGGTAAAGAATTAGTACCAGTTGATGTATTGTCTACACAAATTTACAACGCTATTCCTGAATATGGAACATTTATCAACGCATTTACTAGTGGTTTTCACGGTAATGATATGGGAACATCTGATAAAGTAGTTGTAAAATGAGAAATTGCATTGCCAAAGGTAGTGTGAGAATGGACAACTTGAGCTTGAGCATTATCACAAGGTAATACTAGACTGCCAACTTGAGAAGTTTCTATAGTACAATACAGTCTACAAGTATCAGTTGATGTAAGTAAAAAACAACTTAATCATTCTGTTGTTGATCTTTTGCCTATGTTAACAGCTGATTTATGAAAATCTTTTGCTAGAGGTATTGAAGTTGCAATCTTAAATGCTGATCCTGCTGCTGGTGCAACTGGAAATGTTAATTCAGATGACCAATTATTTACAACAACTTTCAGTGCTGATGATGTTAGATTTGCTGGATACACTTGATTTAGAGCTTTGGCTGTTGCTGGAACTGCAGGTGTTGATAAATTAGATGTTTGAACATTAGATATAACAGATTTATTTACATCAAGAGGACAATTGGGTCTTTACTCTATTGCTCTTAATGATTTAGTATTGATTATGGATTATGTAGCATACAACAAAGCATTGACTATCTCAGAATTTTTAGAATACAACAAAAATGGACAAAATTCTACTGTTATCACAGGAGCTATTTCAAATATTGCTTGAGTTGATTTGTTTGTTTCAAGAGAATTCCCAAAAACACAAGCTGATGGAAAAATGAGTAAAACAGCTGTGAATAATGTTAAAGGATGATTTCTTTATGCATTACAATCTTGTGTACAACGAGGTTACGGACAACCAATCGATACTGATATTGTTAAGGTTCCTGGTAAAGGTTACCAAATAATCGGTACAATGGAATTTGGATTCACAATTATAAATAAAAAAGCTTGAGTTACTGATCCTGCATTCGTTCTTTGATTTAATGCATCATAATCACTGGGGAGAAATCCCCTTTGTTTTTTAATTCTTAATAACGAATAAATGGAAAGCAGAAAATACAAATACAAGTGAGTAGAACATACAATGATAAGAGAAACTATAAACTGACCTAAGGTAAAAATTATGGAAGGTAAAAGCTTTACATCTTGTTTGAATAAAAGAATATTTAGTTGAACGCAATTCGAGGATATGTGAATAGTTGATGAGACTAAAAACAAAGTCCAAGACAAATCATTAAACAAAAAAGAATTGTCAGCACAGTATAAAGAAAAGTTTTGAAAGAACCCTTTTGGATGACGAAGTGCAGAAGAAATTAAAGCCAAGTTGTAGTTTTATTTAGATAGTTTATTATGGCTTATATAACAGTAGCAGAATACATGGTATATGCTTGAGTATCATCCCTTTCTACAGACGAAACAGCCAGAGTAACGGCTTTAATATTACCTACAAAGGCAACAATGGACGGTTTAATAGGTGATTTAGTAGTAAAGACTAAGACCGAAGAGATTAAATATTGTGATATGGTAAACAATAAGGGTTCTTATACTACTATAATATGTTCTAATATAGAAATCACAGCACTAACAAAGGTCAATTGAATAGCTTATACTTGAGTATTAGACACAGATTATCAGATAACAAGACCACATAACAGTAGAATTGTGTTGAAAGATATCTCTACTTATATATCTGGACTTACTTTCGATTTTTTTGATATTGAATACACAAGTTGATATGTAGTTATTCCTGAAGATATAAAATATTTACAGTATTTGTTGATAGCTGGCGAAATGTCCAAACAAGATTGAAAAGATGTTATAGAATACAAGGCTTGACCTCGTACTGTTAAATTTTCATCTGAAAAAGACATCACTATACTAAACTCGACTATAAATAAGTATGCTTTAATTTATATATAAATTTATGCCTTACGACAAAACTTGCACAATATACCCATTCATTACAACTTTAGTCGATGAGCAAGAAGTTCAATCGTATTCAGCAACTGCTATATATACTTGATCTTGTGATTATCGAGATAAAGCTTGAAAAGGAACTGATAATAATATTGTTGTTCAAGATAATGTTTCTTTAATAGAGGTAGATCTTAAATGAATTGTAGAAATTCCTAGACTTTCAAAGGTTGTATTGGATAATTGAAGCACATACAAAACAATGAGAGACCCACAGCAATTTACATTATGAAGTATAAGTAATACACTTTTAGTTTGTATGTTTACAGATGGCTAACATAGAGTTAATACTTGCTAAAGCAATGAAGCAAGTCATGGTTAAGGATATAAAACCTGCTCTTGATACCGCTATAAGTAAATGAAAAGTAAATGCTGAAAGGTTTTCTCCTATAGATGAATGAGATTATATTGAATGATTTGAAACCAAACCTGTAAAACTTGTTTGAAATACTTTGGTATGAGAACTTAACAATAATGACAGTAAGGCAACAGGAGTTGAATATGGACGGAGAAAAACATCTAGTAAATGGAGTAAACAATGATGAAGCCCAGTTGTGGAGTTTTGAGTAGGAGCTAGGGTATTTGATAAAACAAATGAAGTGATCAAACAAGATTTTAGAAATAATCTTACCTGATGATAGCAAAACAAATTGTAACACAACTAAAAACTATAAGTAATATAACTTCTATATTTCCAACTATATCGGCAGGTCAAAAATTCAAGATGATAGCTAGTAATTTTTTAGTAGTATATTTCCCTTGATGAGATCCTTATATACAAGAATCGGAAGTTTGACCGTTATGAAATAGCTATAGAATGTCATTTATGGTAGTTGGTCAAATGGGGACATCAGAACACCAGTTGTATGCACGAATTACAACACTCACAGACGAGTTGTGAGTATGATGTGGAACATTGCAAGACTTCGACTGACTAAGGGTGCGTAAAATACAAAGGACAGCGGTGTGACCTATAGTTTATAATCAAGAAAGGCCATCATCAGTAATAGATTTTATTTTTATCGTTTAAATATATGTGTATGGAATGAAAGACAACAAAAAAGGAACAAAAGAAGATAGACGCTATGAAAGTTAGTATAAAAGAAAAACTTTCGTATTCGACTATCACTGTGAATAAAATTAATATTGATTGAATCATTTATAAAAAAGGTGATGCGGTAAAATTAACTAAAACACAAAAAGAAAATTACCAAGGTTATTTTAAATAATCATTTTATCTATAAATAAATTATCATGGCTTATAAAAATAGTGATACTTACCAAAATGGATTATCTGTATATTTGTGTAATGAGCAAAATATAGATTTTACCACTATTCCATCTAC